GAGGGTTTATAAAATTTTTTTGTTATTTTCTAAAAGAAAATATAAGGTTAAACACTCAAATTGGACGGACTGGACATTGCCAGCTACGCCCAGCTTCCTCGAGGAAGTGAGTGCGATCCCAATACCTAGCTTGCAACTCGGGGTTGCGAGCCGAAGGTTTGGATAATCTGCAAATCACTTCTGTTCTTGAGGGGAAGTAGTCCAACGGTATGTCACCGAAGCCGACATTTGGGTCGAATAGACCGGAAAAGCCGGAAGCATGTGGTGTGAAACCAGCATACTTGAGTTCTGAGTATATGTGCTCACAAATGGGGCGAATTTTTGAATCGCCAGCACTGGCATAGTAAATGCCAATAGCCCTTGCCATTAAGCGAGGATACGTGTCTCGAAGTGATTTGGGGTGCAGGAGTTGAGCCAACAGGTGTTCTGTGTCTCGGCGTGGATAACCGTTCCAGTTGGAATAGCTAAGCACTGTTGCACCGTGGATCTTTTCAGAAGCACCACATTTACTCGGACTCAATTTTGCATTGAATCTACGTTCCGCAATAGAAGCGAAAGTTTCGAGGAATGTGTCCCATTCGGAAATGGGGATCTTCTGTAAAAGAGCGAACAAAACATCATCTCCCATAAGCTTGATAAACCAGTTTGTGGTTATGTCATAGCCCATTTCGATTAGGATGGTGATGGTCATCACACAGTTGTAGAACGAATCCCAAAATTGGGTACAGTATATGCCAGATGGCATTCCAGCAAATTGGCGAGAGTAAATCTTGCCAGTTGTGGTAACTGCAGGCGTGTTGAAGTACGCGTGTTCGATCCAGTTCCAAAGGTTTAGTAACCTTGATGGATTAGTGCGTGAAATTGGATACGTGCGAGTCGAGCAATAGTTGCCGCAAAAGCAAAAGTACTTTTGGACTTGATCTCGGCAGTCTTTCCACATTGAGAAGTAAACACGCATGTCAAATTCAGACCAATCAAGGTTGAAGACAGTTTGGAAGTTGGACCAACGAGAGTGAAACTCGTAGTTTAAGCGGTACCAACCACCGTTGAGGGTTTCGTAATTCCACAAGAGAGGCGAGTTGCCTTCTGTGAAGTAGTGTGAGAATAGAGGCCAATGAAACATGGCTTCAGCGAAAATAAGAGTTTTTGGAACTCCAAATACTGTCCTGACTTTGTCAGGTTCTATTTCAGAAACGAGAGCGGGTTTGACGTGAAGGTCAATGTTGTGAAGGGGCACGGGTTCGTGATTTTTGATATCGTGTATATAGTTTCGACAATAAATGAATATGTCATTAAACAAATTATGAAATGAAACGCGAGCGTTGTCAATTAGATTCATAGATTTCGCAAGTTGTAGATTGCGTTTGAGATGGATATCGTGTGAAAAGGGACGTTCTGCATTAGTTGACAGCTTCCATGGATACCATCGAAGGTCAGTGAAGTGAACGGGGTGTATTTGAAATTTGGGTCTAAAGAGATCAGCCGTAATAGCGAGTGCTCGATAGTAAATGTCATCTTTTTCGATTTCGTGATGTTCGACATCATAGCGAAGGAAAAATTGTTCAGCTTTTTCTTCGTCAGCATAAGAGCGACGATAGCAGTTGAGGATGCGATAAGTTACAATTTGTCCTAACATGTACGCGTATGTACAGATAGTGTTCCGAACGAGTTGTTGACACTCGAAGAACCATTGATTAGGCCTTTTTGCAAATTTAGGAATTTGTGGCCAGTGTGCATCTTGCCCTGTGTAGAGTAGGTTGTTCATCGTGTTGTTGCTTTCTTGAGTAAGAAAACGCAGAAAAACTTTGAAAAAATCGATACAGGTCCGTGGTAGACTCTGT